GTTGCTAGTCCAGATATCTAATTTTAATTCAAGTGTATAAGGAACAGGCATCAGTCTTTCAATACTAAAAGCATTGCCCTGACGTGCTTCGTATTCTTGTGTGTCTTCATTATAATAACGTTGACGGATATTCATCTTACCAACGAAGTCAGGTTGCTGTACACGATCACGATCGTAGGTAATATTGTTAATATAAGCAGTCATCGCCGGCACAGTAGGCATGGCATTCTCGCTCATATTATTAATGATAGCAGCCACTTGACGACTACCATCACCGTAGTAAACAGGTACACGTTGTAAGGTGGTATTTCCTACACGGTCTTGTCCATACTCAACTTGGAATCCAGAAAGCATGCGAATAAACTGTGCGAGGAATCGCTCAATCTGAGCATCATAAAAATATTGTTGAAGAGCCGCCATAATTAATTATCCGCCGTGGGTCTTAATGCATCACTTAAACTCTGACGTTGATAAGTGACATTTGCATAAATTGTATATTCTAATATGTCATTGGTATTTAATGCTGTGGATACTGTAAATGATATATTACCTGCTGTGTTGGCAATAGTATTAGTAATAATCTTGCTGTTTAGTTTTGTTTTTACACCATATGTACTTCTGTACGCTGTCTTTGTAACAACCTGTTTAGAAGCAAGGGTAAATGATAATGTTTGTGCATTAGCTGCAGGAGTATATGCCCCAGATGAAATACGTATAGCGTCCCATACCAATGCATTAGCATAGTTGGCATCTGTGTTATTGATAAAGCCGCTACGTTGAGTTGTATTAGTGGGTCCTGGAGTAAGATTAGTACGTAATCCATCTTCAATTTTAACCCAACGACGACTATCATAACGGAATAATCTATTAGGTACATAATCTAAACGTAGATAGTAATCGCCAATCACTGGACTGGTTGGGAACGCTATACCTGCCGCCACAGTAGCCCCATTTGGGGGGAACACATCGCTGGTTAAATAACCTTTGACTTTATCACTTGGACTTACTGTACTAGAACTTGAATAAGTGTTGCTTGAAACGTTGGCGTTTGAGCTAGCAAGAACACCCAATGGATCTCCTGGCTGTCCTTCTTGTGTCACCGGAGCAGTGTATAGATTAGTAATATCGTATCCACTCTTAGGAACATCACTTTCAGCACGAGCAACGATAGCATCATTGATATCAATATATTTGTTATAGGTACTTAATACCTGACTTAGTGTGTTGGTGGTATTATCACCAGCAGTGATATTGTTGAGTATGTCTTTGTATTCTTGACTATCTACCAATGGTTGTAGTTTAACACGCCATAGGTGTGGATACCATGTAGGAGCAAATCCTTCTGCCGCACGTGTAGCATCATTGACTACATAATATCTTTTAAGTGCAGCTGGTACGGTATCATCTAATGGGTAATAGTCTTTTAAGTTTGGTAGTTCCATGACATCGCCCACCATTAACTTACGACCGATCATGTCAACCATGTCATTTAAATGAAACACAGCAAACATGGTATCACCAGTCAGGAATAAACCAAACTGTGTTAGGTCAAAGTCGTTATCGTTTAGGCGATAGATAGTTCGCATGGTATAGATACTAGTATCATACTTGCGATCACGGTTTTCTAAGAAAAGCAAATCTTGGATACTAGTAACGCCAGTTGTGCCCGGTTCAGTATTACTGGTAAATGGTTGATCTATTGGCCCAAGGTATTTGTGGATATTAACATCAACTCCGCCAACGGTGAACATCTCACTCATGCGTTGATCGAAGAACTTGTAATCGTTACCCTTGTTTGGTCTCCAAAGTGACAATCTTGGCATTATATATTCCTAATTATCTAGTATTTATCGCGATTGACAGCCAGCCCAAATGATGTTATACTGTATTATGACTGAAATTAATCACAGCTTAGAATGGGCAAAAGTTCAAATTGACCTAGAACGCCCAGCTAAAAAACTCAAACGTTATAGTAATGACATGTTACAGATAAGTACCAATATTGGTAGATTGGTCAAGCATTTAAGTGAAGAAGAAATTAACTGCCGTAGACAGGGACGTCAAACCCGTAAACACCAAGAACTATTGACAAAAATCAATGAAGAAATTAACATGTATGAGCAAATGCTTACATTTGGTGTGTTATTAAATGGTTGATTTAGTTAAATATCTATCATATAATATAGATTACAAGAGAGGGTAATATGGCAATCAAACTTGATGGAATGAAAAAGAAAGCAAAAGTTAGTAATATTAACTTTAGCGATGAAAAATATACAGGCAATGAACCAATTTGGGATTATGATCGCGCACTAACTTTTTCAAATGAAGAATTTGACCACCATCTACGTGATAGTTTTCGTTATTATAATTACTATTACAGTACCAAAGATCTTAAGAAATATGTTGTAGCATGGTTACGCCAACATGAAGGTAGCGAAGGGTTACATAAGTTAGATAAAACTACTATTGATAGTTATCAACGCTCAGCAGATAGCCTAACACCATTTACAGTCTGCGCCTTAATCAAAGCACATGAACGTGGTATGCCTTTACGTGATCGCCATGTAGAATATATCCTTGATGCGGTTCAGCGTGTGCTATTGCTTAAAGCAGACGACGAAGATTTTGAAGAAAAGAAAGTTACTAAGATCGAAGCAAAGATTCCAACGATCCAAGACCGTATGAACGAAGTGGCTAAAAAGCATATCTTATATTTTGAAATGCTTGAAGATGCACTATTCACAGGTGAAACTGTAGATCCTAAAGCCTACGAATATCTAACTAAGAACAATGTGCCACAGGTACTGATAAGCAAGATCCAGGCAGTGTTTGAACCACGCTGTGCAGAAGTACGTGAAGCACGCACGACCAAAGATGAAGATCTTAAAGAAGCCTACAGCTATATGAAAGCCGCTGACTATAAACGCTATGATACTTTCTATGACAAGTTATTTGCTGACTTGACTGCTTATAATCAAACTAAAAAAGCAACTAAAAAAGCCGCAGTGCGTAAGCCACCAGCTAAAGAAAAACTAGTTAAGAGTTTAAAATATCTTAAACAAGATGCTGGCATGAAACTAGTATCGATCAATCCAGTGGACATCGTTGGTGCAGAACAGCTATGGGTCTACAACGTTAAGAATCGTAAACTAGGTCGTTATGTAGCAGAAGACCAAGGTGGTGCACTTGGAGTTAAAGGTACTACGATCACGGGCTTTAACGAAAGCAAGAGCACACAGAAAACTCTGCGTAAACCTGAAGAACAGGTCAACGCATTCTTAGCCAGTAATAAAGTAGAACTGCGTAAGTTCTTAGACAATATCAAAACTACTGAAATCAAACTCAATGGACGTATCAACGCTGATACTATCCTACTCAAAGTAATCTAATCCCCCTCAAGGTAGCGTAAAGCCAAACTTATCCTGTTGTCGATAATAAATACACGATAACAGGATAATTTACATGTCTGAACTACCAGCAAATGTCACAGCAACTACAGGGTTAACCGCCACCAACAGCGTACAAACAAAAAGTTTGTACAGTAATGTCACTGGCACAGGATCAGGACATATCGCGTTTGATTCTAATATAACAGATCAACTAACTTCGCTAGCTAAACAACAAAGTGACATCGTTGATTATATCCGCCTACGTTTGGGCTATGGTATGATTGATGTCGAAGCTGATAAAGAACACTTTGACATGGGTATTAAACAAGCTCTTATACGATACCGCCAACGTAGCAGTAATTCAGTAGAAGAAAGCTATGTGTTCTTAGATGTCTATCCTGAAACACAAGAATATATCCTACCTAATTATATTATTGATGTTAAACAAATATTCCGTCGTGGTATTGGTAGTGTCTCAGGAACAACAGCCAGTCAATTTGAACCATTCGCAAGTGGCTACTTAAACACCTATATGTTAGTAGCTGGGCGTGTTGGTGGCTTGGCAAATTATGAAATGTTCACACAATACCAAGAATTAGCAATGAAAATGTTTGGTGGTTTTATGAACTTTACATGGAATAAAGTTACTAAGAAATTAACCTTAGTTCGCAAGATTCCTTGGGGTGGTATCCAAGGTGCGGACATAGTTAAAGAAAGTGTATTACTATGGACTTATAACTATAAACCAGATATCGTATTAATGAACGACCCACAGGCATTCCCGTGGATACAAGACTACGCTTATGCACTAACTTCGATGAGCATAGGTCAAGCACGTGAAAAATTTGCTACAATCGCAGGGCCACAGGGCGGTACTACTCTTAACGGTACAGCACTCAAACAAGAAGGACAGGCACTGTTAGATAAACTTGATGAAGATATCAAGAATTATGTAGATGGTGGTCAACCAATGTGGTGGATAACCGGTTAAAAAGTCTAGACACTAAACAAAAACTCCCGTATAATAAACATATACAGGGAGTTTTTAATGGCTAAAATTATCGCAATTTGTGGGTTCATTGGCAGTGGTAAAGATACTATTGCTGATTATTTGGTTAATAATCACGGGTTCAAACGAGAGAGTTTTGCTAATAGTTTAAAAGATAGCGTAGCCACGGTATTTGGTTGGGACCGTGACATGTTAGAAGGTCGCAGTAAACAGAGCCGCGAATGGCGCGAAACGGTAGACCTGTTTTGGTCTACTCGATTAAAGATGCCAAAACTAACTCCTAGATGGGTCTTGCAATATTGGGGCACCGAAGTAGTCCGTAAAGGATTCCATGATGACATGTGGGTAGCCAGCTTAGAAAATCGTCTACGATCTAGTACAGATGATATTGTTATTACAGACTGTCGATTTCCTAACGAAATTAAAGCAGTTAAACGTATTGGCGGACAAGTTGTGCGTGTTACACGCGGACCAGAACCTGAGTGGTATAATGATGCTAAGAGCATGAACAAAGGCGCCAGTCGTAATATGAGTTGGGCATTAAGTAAGCATCGTATTGAAGAATTAGGCATCCATGCTAGTGAAACAGCTTGGGTAGGACAGAAGTTTGACGTGATATTAGATAACAACGGTACACTAGATAAATTGTACAACCAAATTGAGCCCTTACTTAAAAGTCAGGAACAAGATCACCCTGCCGCCAACCCAATCCCTCTTTAGCAATTTCATATTGACAATTAGCACAAACAGTTTTTAAATTAAGCTGGGTATTGTTATTTAGATTGCCATCAACATAATAGACAAATAACTGTTCTTTATACTTTGCTTTAAAGCCACACTTTTCACAGTGCGGTTTCTTTTTATATCCTATTTTATGCCAACTTGGAACAGGAACAGGTAACTTTTTTTTCTTACGGACACAGGTATCACACCGACGCCTATAATAGGTTTTATCACCTCGTTTATAGTTGACGGCACAGGGCTTTTTACCGCAAACTGTACATAATAATCGCCATTGCATGGTGTATTTAGCATGGACCTTTCAAAGGGCACCTAATACCACTATTTTAATCAAATAATTATAAATAGTTTAAAGTAACCTATTTAGAGGAACAAATACTATGGCACTTATATCACCTGGAGTACAAGTAACGGTAACAGACGAAAGTCAATATACACCAACCGCGGCAGGATCAATTGCTTACGTTCTACTTGCTACAGCCCAAGACAAATTAACACCAAGCGGAACGCTTGCTACTTACACAACAGCAGCTAATGCTGGCAAACTATTTAACATTACTAGTCAAAGAGATCTAGTATCAAAATATGGTAAGATTGAATTTGAAGTTGACTCAGCAGATAATCCATTACATGGTGATGAGCGCAATGAATACGGTTTATTGGCTGCTTACAGCGCACTTGGCGTTAGCAATCAAATTTATATCCAACGTGCAGATGTTGACCTAGCTCAACTTACAGGCACAAGCATTCGCCCAACAGGTACACCAACAGATGGTACTTATTGGCTAGATGTGAGTTCTAGTGGTACTAATTGGGGTATTTATGAATGGGACGCCGATGGCGGGTTTACATTACAAACTCCAAGAGTTATCACAAGTGCATCACAAGTAAGCGGCACAGTTCCTCTTACTTCAGTGGGGTCAATTGGAGAATATGCTGTAGTTACTACTAGCAGTTCAAATCCAGTTTATTATAAAGGTTATAACAATAATTGGTCATTGGTTGGTAGTGATGATTGGAAAGATGTTGTTCCTACTATCACTGGTTTAATTGCTAATCCAGCTAACTTAGCAATTGGTCAAAAAATGCGCCTAAACGGCACAAACGTTACATTAACAGGAACAACAGTTACATCAACAGCCAGCGATATTAATTCAGCAAGCATCACTGGGGTCAGTGCTAGAGCAAACAGCTCTGGTGCAATTGAAATTTTTGTTGACAGCCTAGCTGCAAGCACAGGTAATATTTCATTAGCAGACGGTAAACTAAAAATTGAAAAAGGCGGTACTAACGGTATTGGTGGCACAGACTGCTCAATGCGTTTAGGTATCTTTAATGCTACAGGTGATTCAGGTAATACTAAAACAATCCTTGGACCAACAGTAGCATTTGACAGCTATAGAAATGCTCCGGCCTGGAGAGATTCAGACACATATCCTCGACCATATGGTTCAGTATGGTTTAAAACTTCAGCGACCGGTAACGGTGCTAACTGGGGTGTTAAAGAGTATGATGCTAATTTAGATTCATGGGCATTACAAAGTGCTCCGTTATATTCAAGCGACAATGCTGCAATCTACGGATTAAGTCCAGTGGCTGGTGGTGGTGATCTAGCAGTCGGTACATTGTATGTTCAATATGATACATTAGGTACAACGACAGGTACAGCTAAATTATATCGTAAGAATACAGCAGGTGTAGTTAAAGTAACAGGCACAGTAGCAGGTGGTTCAGCTACATATACAACTAGTGATAGCTTTACAATGGAAGTTAGTGTTCCTGGCACAAGCACAACACAAAGTGCAACAATTACAACGATCGGAACTACAGCCGTTACTTTAGTTGCTAAGATTTTAGCCGCTAATTTACCCAACATAGTTGCTGCGATTGAATCAAGCGGTGCTATTAGCATTAGTCATCTAGCTGGCGGTACTATTAAATTTACATATGGTACAGGTACACCATTAACCACAGCTGGTATTATCACTGATAATAAGATACAAGTAATTTCAGCAGGTAGTGTATATCTAGCTAGTCCATTTAAAGCTCTAACATATACGTACTCAACAACTGCACCATATAGTAATCCAACAGATGGTACACTATGGTATTACAATAGTGCGTTAGAAGTTGACATCATGATCAATGATGGTAGTGGTTGGAAAGGTTATCAAAACGTAGCAAATGATTCACGTGGCTATGACCTATCAGCCACAGATGATGCTGGTCCTATCCTTGCAGCCGCAGAACCAACACTACAAAGTGGTGGCGGACAATTAGTAGCAGGCGATATATGGATTGACACTGGTGATTTAAATAACTATCCAAAGATTTATCGTTACAATGGTTCAGCGTTTGAATTAATTGATAACACCGACCAAGTAACTACAGATGGTATCTTATTTGCAGATGCACGTTGGGCTACCGATGGTTCAACAAATCCAGTCGTTGATGATATTCCAACTATCGTTAGTTTGCTATCCAGCGATTATTTAGACTATGATGCACCAGACTATAGACTATATGCACGTGGTACATTGTTGTTTAATACTCGTCGTAGTGGATACAACGTTAAATCATTCAATAGCACAGCTTTAGCAGATGATCCAACCCCAGCATCAGTAGTTGCTGCTTGGGTAAGTGCTAGTGGTAATGATTCAAATGGTGTTCCATATATGGGTCATAAGGCGCAACGTAATGTTGTTGTAGAAGCCCTTAAAGCTGCGATTGAGTCAAGCACAGCACTACGTGAAGAACAAACACAGTTTAACTTAATTGCTTGCCCAGGTTATCCTGAGTTAATCAGCAACATGATTACACTGAACAATGATCGCAAACAAACAGCGTTTATTATTGGTGATAGCCCATTGGCATTAAATTCAAGTGATATTCAACCTTGGATACAAAATACTAATCTAGCACTAGACAACGGTGAAAACGGCCTAGTAAGCCATAGTGAATACCTAGGGGTTTACTATCCAAGTGGTTACGGTACAGATCTAGCAGGTGAGAGTGTTGTTGTCCCAGCATCACACATGATGTTACGTACAATGATCCGCAGTGATAATGTTAGCTATCCGTGGTTTGCACCAGCTGGTGTACGACGTGGCTTGATTGACAATGCTACAAGCATTGGTTACATTGATGTTACTGATAGTAACTTGTTTAAATCGATTGGAGTAACAGTTGGCTTACGTGATACACTATATGCTGATAATGTTAACCCATTAACAGTACTTCCAGGCGTTGGTCTGGTAGCATATGGTCAAAAGACACGTGCTAGTATGACAAGTGCAATGGATCGTATTAATGTGTCAAGACTAGTTGCTTACCTACGTTTAGTATTAGATAAAGTTGCTCGTCCGTTCATATTTGAACCAAATGATACAATTACACGTAATCAAGTTAAATCAGCATTCGAAAGTGTGCTAAATGACCTAGTTGCTAAACGTGGTTTATATGACTACTTGGTAGTTTGTGATACAACAAATAACACACCAGATCGTATTGATCGCAATGAATTGTATGTTGATATTGCTATCAAACCAGTTAAAGCAATTGAGTTTGTTTACATTCCAGTAAGAATTGTTAACACTGGTGCAGCTTTAACAATAGCATAATATATGTAGTTAATGGGAGTGGCAACGCTCCTATAACTCAATTGAAAAACAGGTAAATACTATAAAGTATTAAAAGGAAAACAAGATGGCAACATCATCATTAAGTAAATTTACGGTACCCCTAAGTACTAACCAAAGTGCAACAAGTCAAGGCTTGTTAATGCCTAAACTCAAGTTCCGCTTTCGCGTAACGTTTGAGAACTTTGGTGTTAGCCAACCAACAACTGAGTTGACAAAACAAGTCATGGACTTTACTCGTCCTAAACTAAGTTTTGAAGAAATCACTATTCCAATTTACAACAGCAAAGTCTATCTTGCTGGTAAACCAACTTGGGAAACTGTACAATGTACACTTCGTGATGATGCAGGCGGCGAAGTTACTAAACGTGTTGGTGAACAACTACAGAAACAATTTGACTTTATGGAACAAGCTAGTGCAAGTTCAGGTATTGACTATAAATTCTTAACACGTTTTGAAGTATTAGATGGTGGCAATGGCGCAAGCGAAGCATCAGTTCTTGAAACTTGGGAACTATATGGTTGCTATCTATCAAATACTGATTATGCTGATGCTAACTATGGTACAAATGATCCGATGACCGTTGCATTGACAATCCGCTTTGATAATGCCCTACAAACTCCGGGCGGTACAGGACTTGGTACAGCAGTTGGTCGTACACTTGGTACTACAATCACTGGTTAATCCAGACGAAACTCCTCAAAGCCCGGTTAAAATCCGGGCTTTTTTATCTCGATAAATAATATAAATGGATAAGATATATGGCTGGCTTCTTTAATCAATTCTTAAAAGAATTAGCTACCGGTGATGAAATACATGACTGGCAACACGCCTCACGTACTTTCATTGACAGTTTATATAGACTAAGTCCTAAGATAGGCACAGTATATCATGTGTTCATGGACTTAAATCCTGTAGTATCTCAAGTCGATCAGAATAGTCAAATTGAAATAGGTATGATGGCTAAAACAGTAGCACTACCAAGATTCTCAGTGACCACAAAAACATATAATGCTTATAATCGCAAGAACATAGCACAGGAAAAAATTAATTACGATCCGTTAACAATTACTTTCCATGATGATTCGTCTGATGTGGTGCGAAACTTTTGGTATGGATACTATGCTTACTATTATAGAGATGCTGATCATCAGGAAACTATATATAATCAAGATCACAAATATAACAAACGTCAAGAACAAAATTGGGGGTTTACTCCGTTAAGTAATAATGGTACACAAAATTATATTAATGCTATTAGAATATATAGTTTACATCAAAAAGAGTTTAGCAGCTATACCTTAATTCGACCAACAATTACTAGTTTCCAACACGGGCAACATCAGGCAGGTGAATATACTCCGATGGAACATACTATGACCGTGGCCTACGAAGCTGTACAATATGCTACAGGTGCAGTTAGTAACGGAACAGTATTAGGATTTAATACTATACACTACGATCACAGCCCTAGCCCACTTACATCACTGGGCGGCGGAACTACTAGCATATTAGGTCCGGGCGGGTTAGTAGAAGGTGCTAGTGATGTTATTACTAATTTACAAAATGGTAATTTCCTTGGTGCCGCTCTCGGCGGTTTCCGTACAGCTAATAATTTTAAAAATACTAATCTTAAAACTGTAGCTGGTGCTGAATTAGCGCAGTTAGGTAAAAATATCCTTTCAGGACAAAATCCACTTAGTACGGTGTTTGTTCCTACAGCAGGATCGATCAATCAAGGTATAGCAAAAGCCGTTAACGGACTGCCTGGTGGCGGCATCGGAACTAATATGAATAGTCAAAATGCTCAAATACCTTCAAGCAATCAAGGAACTACGTTCCTCCCATAAGGACATTAAATGGCAACTAACGGCAACCTACCCCCAAATAATAATGTAAATTCTACCACAGAATATTTTAATAACTATTTCTCAGAAAGATTTACCACTAGCCCAAATATCAATGATGCTGTTATAGGATATTTTCAATCAGTGACTGGTGATGCGGATTCTGGAAAAGCTCTTGCTAGTACAGTAATATATACTGCACTAAGCCAGGGATTAGATCCGATGAGTCTAGTTGATGAATTTAAAAAACTTAAAGCTGGTCGACGAGTAGAAGTTAAAACACCAATAGCATCTAATTCAGTAAATGATTCTTATATAACATATGATCAAATTGTCTCTCATAAAAATGAATACCCAGTGGGGCAATTATTTTATGTGCCAGCAAGCAGTACATTTTATAGATCCTATTATGCTGAAATTCCTATAGACCAACCGTTGATTATACAAACAACATTTGATAACCCAAATTTTAATGCTAATACTATTGGTATTCAACAACAACAGATACTCATGGGACAGCCTCAGCTTGATACAATATATACCCCACCAGTTCCTAGTTATGTAGATACTGATGTTCCATTTTATGCCGCTGCTGATAATGCTGTCGGAAATACGATCGTGGGTAATGTTGAACTAGTATCTGGAAATGCTTTTGTTGATACAACCTACACTACTCCTGTAGAATATACTATTCCACCAGAATTAGAAAATCCCAATGATTATATAGTAAAAACATATCTTGACCAATCTATTAAAATAGAAGCAATACAAGGATACAAGCGTGAAACAGTTAGTTTGGGTAGTGGCCAGTATGAATATAATTATTTTTACGTATCATATACACAAGAACAAGATGAAATTACTCCGTATCTGACGGTGTTATTAAATCAAAATCGTGTAAATACCAGCCTATTAGGTATTAGCAATACTCCTGCGGTTAACAAATACGTCCAACGTGCGATCCTAGCATAACATGAGCAAATACGCCAGCGGCAAATATCAAGTTAAAAATCCAGAAAAATACATGGGTAAACGCTTGCCTAGCTATCGCAGTAGTTGGGAATTTACATTCATGAGCTTTTGTGATAACAATCCAGCAGTAATCAATTGGGTTAGTGAAGGAGTCAAGATTCCTTACTTTAATCCAGTTAGCGGCAAACAAACAGTATATGTGCCAGACTTTATTGTAGTGTATGTAGATGCAAATCAACGCAAACACACAGAACTAGTAGAAATTAAACCTAGCAAAGAAGCTACTATGGAATCAGCTAAGAGCTATCGTGATAAACTTATGGTAGCAATGAACATGGCCAAATGGGCTGCTGCCGATGCATGGGCTCGAGCAAACGGCATGCGCTTCAGAGTAGTTACAGAATTTGATATCTTCAAGAATCAGAAGCGGTAAATACATGCATGACACAAAAACTAGAAGAACTATTTAACTTACCACCTGCTGACTCTACTACCCCAGAAGAAGCCAAATCCAGTATTGAAGAAAATCGTGCTATCATCCAAGAAGTTGATCTGGCTATCGATAAGATTGATGCGGCCTTGCCCTTTGTTAATGACTTAGACGTCAGCGATAAAGAGCTAGATGATCTCAGCGACCTTGCTAAAGAAAAATTCCAGGACCTAATTGATCTAGGCATGAACGTTGAAGCACGCTTCAGCGGGCACATCCTGGCCACAGCAGGCACCCTGCTAGGACATGCTATCACAGCCAAGCAAGCCAAGCTGGATAAGAAGCTACGTATGGTCGATTTACAGCTGAAAAAGGCTCGTTTAGATCAGCAAAACAGTAAAAACGATGGCGAAAAGTTAATAACTGCGGAAGATGGCAAGGGTGTAGTGTTAGACCGCAATGAGCTATTAAGACAGATCCTAGGTGAAAAACCTAAGAACTAAATTAGCCAATCAAGATAAATAACAAATATAGGATATATTACGTATGAAAAACTTTTTAAACTACTTAGAACAAAGCCAAAAGACCTACGAATTCCGTATTAAGATCGCTAATACTGATCCAGCAGAAAAGTTTGCTGCATTAGAATCAGCATTAAACGCCTACGGTTTAGAAAGTCTCAGCAAGCCAAAACGCTTGCCACTTAAAGAAAGCGATATTGACTTTCCTAATCACGGCACAGTAGAGTTATATTTGATGGACGCTGTACTAAAATATCCATGCAATGAATATCAACTACGCACAGTTATCGCTGAACGTGCTGGTATCGCACAGGCTAATATTGTTGTAGTTCCTAAAAATCATCCTGAAGAGCAACGTCGCTGGAACGAAAACGACACTAGTGATATCAAAGAATACAAAAAAGGTGAAGCTGTATTAGATAAGCCATATGAAGACAATCCAGAAGCTAAAAAAGCTGGTGATGCTTATGCTAGTTTCAATAGCATCCTTAAAGAATTAACTGAGATCAAGTTAGCTGAAGCAGAAGGCGGTAAGACACCAGAAGCTAAAACAACTAATGATCTACCTGTAGGTGAAAAGAGCCCTGTAGGCAGTAATCAAAATAAAATACCTAAAGCGAAAAAATAATGAGTAACGGCATCTACGATATCTTAGGCAAGCTCAATGGATTACAACCAAAAGATAATCCTGTGAGCATGTCTGCTGAGCCTGTATACGAAAGCATAGATCCTCAAGATATCACTTCTGCTGTAGACAGCCTAGAAGAAAAATACCAAAACTTTTTAATTGAAGAAACTGCTAAAAAATCACAGGCTCAAAAAGATGCTGAGATATCCAGAGGTGAGCCAGAGATCGTTAAACTATTAAACAAATCAAGATTAGAACGACCTGCAGCGGCCAGCGACACAGAAGCACTGGCATATCAGATGGTTAAAGCAAATAAAGAATTAGAAAAAGCAACAGCAGCCAATGACGAACAAGAAAAGAAAATAGCTGATCTACAGGCTAAGGTTAGTGCAGTACCAACAGCACCACCAACCGTCGAGCCAACGGTGCTAAAACCAACCCCATCAGCGATTCCTCCTGTGGCACCAACAACAGCTCCAGCACAAGCCCAAGCAGAACCAACTGTGGATAGATTACCAACACTAGCGAGAGAACCAGCAACTGCTACAACTCCAGCACAAAAATCTGCAGATGTTGTTAACTTTCCAAAAACTGCAGCGCAAACCGGAACGACATACAAACCTGCGGGAAATAAAAAGCAATCAGTTGGTGGTAAAGTTGCTCCAAGCGATGTTGCTATTCCTGGTGAAACTATCCCAGATGAAGTCGCACAAGCAAGAGCTGCAAGAGCTGCTAAATTAAAACCAGCAGATGTTGGTGGGTTTGCACCTATTGGGCAAGCAGTTGGACAACAATTTGATACAAAACAAGAGAATAAACTTATGAAAGATATGTTAAAAGAAAGTATAGAAATGCTAAGAGAATATAAAGAAGGCTCTCCAGAGTTGGGTATCTATAACTACAATGACATGCTGAAAAAATTCCAATCAGGTCAACAAAGAGTTACATTAAATTTTGGTACTAGTAAACCACCACTTACACTTTATGATTATCAAGCGTATGGATTGCTAGCAGTTCTAGGCAGTGATCAGGATCAAGAACGTAAAGTACAAAACATTGAAACTACGATGTCTAACTATGATGCTGTAGTTCAACTGTTGATGACTCCACGAGTAAAAAAATACATTAGTTTATTCCCAGAATTTGCCTCAAAGAGTCCAGTGTTTAAAGCACGTGCCAGCATTGAAAAAGGGAGTAAGTTTAAGTTAAGTGCGCCAGATCCAAAAAAAGGATTCCAAGATCCAAACTATAATCCTAAAACAGATCCAAATTCACCAGAATATGATCCAAAATATCCTGTACACCCCTATCAACAAGGTGATACACAATTAGAAGAAAACTCAGGAAACGATACCATGCAAGAAAATGTCAAAACTAACAGCATCTTAGAAGGTGTTCGCCAAGTTGAAATTAAGAAACTACGTGAAGCTGCTAAGCCAGACTTTTTAGATCTAGACAAAGACGGTGACACTGATGAGCCAATGAAGTCTGCGGCCAAAGATGCTAAAAAACATGAACCGGCTGATATAGACAAAGATGCAGTTGCTAAACGTAAACGCTTACAGGCACTTAAAGACAAGCAAGAAGATGAACGTGCTGAGAAAGGTGATTATGATGATGAGAAATCATCTAAACGTGTTGTCAAAGGTCGTGCCTACGGTGGTGCCGCTCAGAAAGATGACGAAGATAAAGATGACTTAGAAGAAGTAGCACCTCCAGGTGCTAAAGCTGAACGTATGGTTAAACATGTTAAGAAAGGTTATGCTAAAGATGGTAAACTATCTAAACGTGAAAAAGGTATCGCTTACGCGACAGCATGGAAAGCACATAACAAAGGCCAAGTAGAAGAAGGCACAAATTTTGGAGACACTATTAAAAACAGTGAAGGTAAAATGACTAAAGTAAAAGTTACAGAAGGTAAAGATGCGATACGCAATCACCCAATCTATACAACAAAAGAAGCATGGGATCACTATTCTCAAGAACTAGCAGAACAAGAAGCCATGGACCAAGAAGTGATGGAAGCTCCAATGGTTGATGTCCAACAAGAGCTAGATGAGATCGCAAAACTTGCAGGCCTTCCACCTAAGATGGAAAGCAAATGTTCAAGTTGTGGTTGTGCAGATTGCAAATGTACAACATTAGAAGAAGCTGCGACACGCAAAGACTTCCGCCAAGCTGCTGATACGATTAAAGATATTGAAGATTTAGAAAAACGTAAAGAACATGCACATCATTATGCTGATTTCTTTAAAGAACAAAATCCACGTTTCAAACGCGAAATGTTCTTAGCCGCATGCGGTTTAGAAGAATGTGATTATAATATGAGCGCACAACCAGCAACAATCATAGTTGGTGAAACAAATGGATGTCCAGTATGTAACGAAGATCCATGTATGTGTGATCGCGAACGTGAAATGGGTGAAGGTAATGAGTTTACTAAAGCACGTTTAGATGCTATCGCACAAGGTGCTGATACATTCACAGTTGGTGGTAAAACATACAATGTAAGTGGTGATACCAGTGATGAAAAAACACAAGTTGAATCAATGAATGAAGACATTAATGTTAATATTACTGCTAACGGTGAGCAAGATGCACTAAATCTACTACGTAAATTATCAGGTATGGCAGAAGTCCCACACGTAACAGGCGTTGCGATTCCAATGGGTGAAGAACAATCGACATGTGAAGCATGTGGCATGATGCCATGTGGTTGTGAAGAATCTGTAGAAGAAGAACGTGATATTGAACTAGCTAATACTCCACATGAAAAAACAGCACCAATCAATGCAGTTACAACAGATGCAGGCGGTGGCTTAGGTGGTGTTAAGAAACAGTACCCATTGGCCGCTAACCGTGGTGCTAATCCATTAGAAGAGCAAGTTGAAGAAAGTCTTTGGTCCGCATATGAAACGATGATCAATGACGTTAAGGCATAATATGAAAGAGCTACGTGAATTTGTTGAAATGATGGATGCCATCGAAGCAGGACAGCCTATCCAAGAAGAAGCTGTTGACCTAGCTCAGATCAGTGACATGTTGGATCAACTTGAAGAACATCTCAATCAGGCGGCGGGCATTGCCAACGATCTAGCACGAGTAGGTCGTGACGTTCCGGGCCCATTTGCAGGACAGATCCGGAGTTACCTAGCACCACACTTAGAAAGTTTCTTAGATGATCGCCGCCAACCAGGTAGCATTCCTAGCCTACGCGGTATGTTGATTGACAGCAGTGAAGACGACCAAGACGACGATAGTTATGAAAATCAATGAAATAGTTACAGAAAGCACACGAGGTAAAAAACCTCACAGTGCTCGCAACGCAGATGTAGGTGAATGGTTATTCCGTGACGAAGGTATAGATCGTGGTTATAACTTAAACCGTGTTATGATGGCCTCAGCCATGCATGATGGTAAAACTACCAATGCTGTTGACATGCCTGACGCTAGTTGGGTTGAAAAACACAATGTAGCCATTCCTTATACCGAAGAAGAACACCGTATGATGCAGGGTGCGTTTAAAACAGTCGGAGCCAATTATCAGCATACAGGTAAAGTTCACAAGAGCGTAGAAAATGATGATGTGCATAAACACAGCGCAGTGCCACACAATGCTGGTGCACGTCGTAATAAACCAAAAAATTAAATGACAAAACAATACTCAATCCGCACACAAGACTATACTACTTCTCATATTGAAGAAGCTGTATTAGATGATGCTGATCCAATACATGAAATCAAAGCTCTGGCAGGACTTAGTAGCATTGGTAATCTAGGCAAGTTACAAGAATACAAAGGCCTAGAAAGTGAAATGTCTAATCAAGGTAGCAATCCCAGCATTACTGCTATGGAAAAAATCAAGCATCAAAAAGAGCATGATATCAAACCAGGTACACCAGAGTGGTTCCGTCTTTGGTTCAGCCTACCATACCTGACAGGCGAAAAACCCTGGTAATTGTAATACCTCTTTAAACTCAAGATAAGTAACTGTATGGCTACAGCAAAAGGTACAGACTCAGTTCTAGTAAAAAAACCTCATCAACAAGAGAGTTTTACTGAACATCAACTGAAAGAATTCGCCAAGTGCGCAGATCCTGTCGCCGGTCCTGAATACTTTATGAGTAACTATTTCTATATACAGCATCCTACACAAGGACGTATGTTATATAAACCATTTGAGTATCAAAAACGATTAATACATTCATACCATGCTTACCGATTCAGCATCTCACTGATGCCTCGACAAACAGGTAAATCAACATCAGCTGCCGGATACTTACTCTGGTATGCCATGTTCGTGCCTGACAGCACTATCCTGATTGCCGCACACAAATACACAGGCTCACAAGAAATCATGCAACGTATACGTTACGCTTATGAAAGCGTGCCAGACTTTATACGTGCTGGTGCTGTGAGTTACAACAAAGGTAGCATTGACTTTGACAATGGTAGTCGCATAGTGAGTGCTACTACAACAGAAAACACTGGTCGAGGTATGAGTATTTCGTTACTATACGCAGATGAGTTTGCCTTCGTGCGCCCTACCATAGGACGAGAATTTTGGACTTCAATCAGCCCAACCTTGGCCACTGGTGGTAAATGTATTATTACTAGTACACCCAACAGCGATGAAGATCAGTTTGCTACCCTATGGAAAGGTGCTAACAAACAGTTTGATGAATTTGGTAATCCTACAGAACTAGGCGTTAACGGATTTAAGGCTTTTAGAAGCTATTGGAATGAACATCCAGACCGTGATGAAGCATGGGCAGTACAAACTCGTAGTCAACTAGGTGATGAACGTTTCCGCCGTGAGATGGATTGTGAATTTATTATCTGGGATGAGACACTGATCAATCCTAGTTATCTGATAGAACTGCAAGGTATAGAACCGCTCGAACGACAAGGACAAGTACGTTGGTATAAACGCCCCGATCCTAAGATGACTTATCTAGTAGCATTAGATCCTAGCCTGGGCACAGGTGGTGATCCTAGCGCCATACAGGTATTTGAATTACCTACATTTATTCAAGTAGCAGAGTGGCAAAATAATCGCACACCTGTACAGCAACAGATAGGTATCCTTAGTGAAATCACCAAATATCTAGCAGAAACCGTACCCGTAAACAGCATCTATTACAGTTTAGAAAATAACACGCTAGGTGAAGCGGCACTGATCAGCGTAGCAGAGATAGGTGAAGAAAATATCCGAGGAACATTCCTAAGTGAGCCAGCCAGGATGGGCACTAGTCGTAGATATCGAAAAGGATTTAATACCTCAAATAAACCTAAAATAACCGCCTGTGCAAAACTTAAGAGTTTAATAGAAAGCAAGCGCATGACTATCTATAGTCGCCCATTGATCAGCGAACTAAAAACCTTTGTAGCCAGTGGATCTGGTTTTGCGGCTAAACCAGGTGAAACAGACGATTTAGTTATGAGTTTGGTATTAATAATACGTATGGCACAGCTACTACAAAGCTATGATGCTAGTCTAGACACCGCTATGAAAGATGGCTTAGATGATTTCATTGAGCCAATGCCATTTATAATTCTTTAAGATAAATACTTACATGAGAGAAATTGACAAAATCGCAGAAGGTCTATTTGAAAAAATCCGTGATAGATTTGAGGATGTTAGCCTAGGCAACGATAACGCCAAAGCCACTACAGATCCGCAAAAAGCACGTTTTTTCAACTTTGACTATGTTGTAGATGATGCAAACCATGGTAATATTACCATGAGTTTGATTGATGAAATCAGCTTAAAAGTCTACTTTAGCAAAAACATCAGCAGTGATCTAGATGACGAACAGAAAAAAGAATGGTATAGCTTCCTACGTGAACTACGTGAATTTGCCCGTAGAAACCTATTGAGTTTTGAGCCGCGTGACATAACACGTAGCACACTAAAACATCGTGACATCCAACAACAAAGTAAAGCTGACAGTACCTACGATGCAGATGAAGTAGTTGCTGAAAGCCGTATGTATGGTACATTAAATCGTAGCTATGAAAGTTTTGGTCCTGTGCGTATTAAGCTACAGCATACTAAACCAATCATGGATGAAGCGCATGGTGCACGTAGTCGTAATATTGCCGCAGTGTTTGTAGAAAATGATCAAGGTGAAAGATTTAAATTACCATTTGAAAACTTAACTGGTGCACGTGCCATGGCACGCCATGTGTCAGCTGGTGGGGTTCCTACAGATGAACTAGGTCGCCACATCACTGAGATGGTAAATGAAATGACTACACTACGTCCGTTTGTCAGAGGTATGGCTCGTCGTACATTTGAAGACGCTGTTACTAAAGAAATGGTAGAATCAGCATTTGGCTATCATGCTTTATTAAAAAATACCTTGAAGAAACTCAAAGGTAAACGCGGTTATACAGAATTTAAAGAAAGCTTCAAACCGGCATTGGTCGAAGATGATGCAAACGTAGCAGAACTCAAAGAGTTGTTTGTTAAGAAAATACTTGACGAACGAATTGAACAAGCACTACCACTAGTACATAAGGCATATAACATCATGAAAGAGAATAATAATCCATACGCACAACAATTTGAAAATTGGGCTGACAAATTATCTGAAGGTAGCTGGGCACTTCCCGATACTGATGATGATGTTGAGCAATTAATTGATTGGATGAGTGAAGAACACCCAGTGGGTGTTGACGCACAAGACGCTACAAACTCATTATACAACATCATTGGTGATGATAACTTGTTTGATCGTTTACAAGAATTAGCAGATATTGATCCTACAGCAGATGCACGTGATGTAGTTACAAGTTGGTTATACGATAACTTGCCACAGGTTTACCAACGTATTGAAAGTGAAATGGGTGATCCGGATACGCCGGCAGAACCATCAGAAGACAATCAAGAAGTAGATGAATCATATACTCCTCCTCCAGTGATGATCAATGGTAAACAAGTTGATATAGGCAGTATTGAATTAGACGGTGTTGAGTCATGGGACCGCCCAGACTATGCTGATGCTTATGCCAGCGCCGCAACTTTTACAGATGGCACACCATTATCAGATGATGAATTAGATACATTAAGTAATCAGCATGGTGACATTATTAATATGAAAGCGCATGATATGTTAGAAGGCAACGAATATGGCGAAGCTATTCCGGGTGGCACAGAGAACATGCTAGCAACAACAAATGAAGATGATGACAAAGATGAATTAAGTGATATCGAATCGATACAATCAGCAATTATCCGTAGAATCTTAAACAGTATTAATGATCATAGCGAGTTACTTAAGAAAGCAGGCCCAGAAGGTATCATGAATGCTTCACTTGATGTAGCATCATTCCACGCACCAATGGAAGAAATAGGTTCAAGCGATATCAGCATCATGGTCCGTGAAGTATACCGTGAAGTGGGCGTAGACTATCCAGAAGACGAGGTAGCAGAAGCCAAAGATAAAGTAACATACGATCCTAAGACAGGCAAACTGTCAGGTTGGGAACACGAAGGTGATTGGAAAAAACAAACTAAGAAGAAAGACCCTGTTGGTAAAGTACATCACATGAGTGACGTTGCCCGCAGACGAACAGAAAAGATGGCTAAAGATGAGACACTAGAAGAAGCATTTGAAAGATTAGTAAATGAAGGAGCAATCAACGTAGGCGATGTGATCAGAGATAAAACTCAACCAACTATCCAAGGTAAAGTAGTAGGCGATATGGATGAAAACTATATTATACAAGTTGAAGATGATCAATACCATATTAAAAAATTAAATGCAGAAAAGGTGGCCAAAGAAGCGATTGAAATGCCAGATAATCCAGATTATAGTGGATATGACAAACCAACATTCCAACGTAAAGGTATTACACCAGGACAACCAAACAAAACATTACCAGGTATGGCTGATAAGAAAAAACCAGGATGGACGGGATATAATACAGATGAACCTGCATACAAAAGACAAGCAGATTATAATCAAGAAAGAGAACAAATGAAGAAACTAGCAGGCTTAAAATAATATAATATAAGAGTAATATCAAAAGGGCTTAACGGCCCTTTTGTTTTGGCTAAAATATCTGAAAATATCTCTTGCGGAATAAATAATAGTAGCGTATTATGTATAGATGCATAACACGTTTAGGCATATAAAGACCAACTTAAAACAAAAGGAGTAACACCATGGCAACATCATTAGCAGAAATCCGTGCAAAATTACAAGCACAAGAGTCACGCGGTACAGGTGGCAATTCACAACAAGGTGGCGACAACGCTATCTACGCACACTGGAACATCCAAGAAGGCACAAACGCTCGCATTAGATTCCTTCCAGACGCAGATCCAAAAAACACATTCTTCTGGGCAGAACGAGCAATGATCAATTTACCGTTTGCTGGCGTTAAAGGCCAAGCTGATAGTAAACCAGTCACTGTACAAGTACCATGCGTTGAGATGTGGGGTGAAGCATGTCCAATCTTAGCAGAAGTCCGTACTTGGTTTAAGGACCAAAGTTTAGAAGAAATGGGTCGTAAGTATTGGAAGAAAAGATCATACTTGTTCCAAGGTTTTGTGCGTGAGAATCCTATCACAGACGATAAGACACCAGAAAATCCAATTCGTAGATTTATCATTAGTCCACAGATTTTTAACCTGATTAAATCAGCATTACTTGATCCAGAGTTAGAAAACTTACCAACAGACTACCAAGGTGGTTTAGACTTTACTGTTACTAAAACATCAAAAGGTGGTTATGCTGACTACTCAACTAGTAAATGGTCACGCAAAGAATCTGCACTTACAGCAGAAGAAGCGACAGCTATTGAAACTCATGGCTTATACAACTTGAAAGATTTCTTACCTAAGAAACCAAGCGAAGTTGAACTTAAAGTCATGAAAGAAATGTTTGAAGCTTCAGTAGATG